ATACAAGCTATCAACTGAACTGCGATCGCGTATGTTCTCAAGACGCATCAATTCTGTGTATGTGCCTTCTCCAAGACGATCATCAATTGCACCTAACGGCGACTTACGATTCTCTTCATCAAGATAAGTTAATCTTGTCTTCTCGTCAGGCGTCAGCTTAGGCGCTGTGCCGTAACTCGCCTCACCCAACTTCAGCTTGTTCTGCGCAATATAGTCTTGCACCTCAGCCGCCGTGACGTTCTTCTTGTCTTTCAGAAACGTATCCAACCCCATGCCGCTGATCTCGTCAGACTTGACGTTCTCGCCCTTCATGAGATCGTTAAGAAACGCCTGACCGTTTCCTGTCTTGCGCTGCAGGTTCAGTGCTGCAGCTTCAGTCGGTGAGTAGAAGCCCTGCTCATTGGCGGGGGCGAGTATCTTAGGCGTCACATCCTTAATAGACAACCCTGGCTGCGGCATCGCGCCTGACGCATGAAGCTCGCGCACCATATCGTCAACCTTTGACGCAAACGGCGCAACCCGACTAGCCGCATACTGCCCCGCACGCGGGATACTGTGCAGCTCGCCTGTCTTGCCGATCAGACCCATCATAGGGTCAAGCCCCATGCTCGAGCCCGTCAAGTGCTCAGGTATTGAGAGGATGCTGCCGAGGGCTTTTAGGATATTACCCCCGCCGCGGCCTCGGTCGACCTGCGACTGAGCGAAGTCCGTGTCTGACATCCAATCGGGCTTGACGCCGCGGTCAAGCTGTTTCTCGAGCTCCCCCATGCGGTCATCAAAGATGGTGCGAGGTAGAGGCGCTATGCCGCCCGACTCACTCATTCGTGGCACCTCATAGTCTGTATATGCTTGAGAGGCAGGCTTCTCGTTAACGCTAAACGCATTGGTCTGCGGAACAAACCGTTCGTATTTCGTACCGTACGGGTTCGCTAGCTCGTACTTCATCCGGTCGATTTCGGCTTGGCCGCCCTCCTCCATGTGGACGGCGCCACCTTTGCGGAAGGTGCCCCTCGGGGGGTTGGCGATGATGTCGTTCAAGTTGTAGCCAGTCGCGTTCTTAAAGCGCTGAGGATCGTAAGGGTAACGGTCAAGGCGCTCTTCTTGCGTCAGATTCTTGCGGCTCTGCGTCATCCGAGCCTCAGCCTCACCTGCCAAGCGCTTGTATAGCTCGTCTGGCGTACCCTTCGCGAAGAAATCAGTCTTTGCTTGTTGATACGCTGTGTGCTCAGGCATGCCCTTGATGCGATGGATCAGCTCCTGATTCTCCATGAAGGGCAACACGCCTGCCTGCTTCTTCCTGTATAGGTCGCCGAGTCGACCAGTGTCAGCCATTGCGGTGTCGAAGAGTGCCTGTCGGGCTTGCGCTGTAACAGGATCGAATGCGTGGGGGTAGTCGACAATGCCTTTGCTAGTGCCGCCGGGGTTAAACCCCTCCCGCGCCTGCACCGCATGCTGCAACTCGTGCAGAATCGTCTCACGCGCCCTCTCTGGCTTTGTATGCAATAGCGCTGCATTCGCTGACAGATCTTTGTTTGCAGCGTTGAACATGCCGTAAAAGTTCTTTGCATCTCTAGCGCCAAGGGTCTTGAACTTGATGTCCTTTGCGAAGTCAGGGTAGCCCGCAAAGAACTCAGGGTGATCGACGTAATCGCCGACCGTGCCTGAAAGTTTGGCAATTGTTCCAACGCCTTTTTTTGATTCTCTTAATAATTGAGGGCTCTTGCCGTATGGGTCATTGAACAGCAAGTCTTGCAGTTTTTTGTCGTGCTTGCTGAGCTTGGCGCCAACCGCAGCAGTTGCGCTCGTGGTCATGGGATTGTCGCTGATCTCGTAGCGCAGGTCGTTAGGCGCGTAAGGCGGTGCTGCCCATCCTGTCTCCTTCCAGACGAGCGCGGGATCCTCGCCTGCTGCGAGGCGTGCCTTGGCTTTGTCGCGGGCTGCGAGGTCAGCGCCTTGGGACTTGCTGCCCATAAACATTTCGGAGGTGGGTTTGAAGCCGGGCGTCAACTGCCCCCTCTCATACATCGTCAGCCCCTTCTCCGCCAAAGGCATCAGCACGTTCTTGCCGACCACTGGCGCCGCCTTCGCCGCCCCCGCGGTGATCCCCACGGGGTTCAGGAAGTTGGCTGCGAGCTCGAGCATGGGGTACTTCTTGTCTGACGTGAAGCCAAGCTTATCCATGTGGTCTTCGATCCACTTCGAGCCCATCACTGGCTTCTCAGACGCCCAGTCGCCACCTAGCCCTGCCTTCTTCGTCAGGTAGTTGACGCCCTGCAGCCCCATGTTGACTATGTCGACAGGCGCTCCGACGTTGCCTGCGACCATGCCACGGTTAAGGATGTCTAGGGTGCCACGCACAGGATTCGCCTTCAGGGTGTCCAGCTCTTCGCTTGCCTGCTCCTTCGCCATGATACCTAGTTGTCGCGCCACTTCCATCGTGCTCGGCTCGCCATCGGGGGCGCTCTTGCGCCGTGCGTGCAGGCGCATCTCAGGCTTAGGCAAGTTCTGGTTGTAGATGCTCAGGGGGTTGGTGCCCACCTCCTGCGACAGACCGCCAGTGGGTAGCTCAACGTCGCCACCGTCTTTCATGTGGACGGCGCCGCCATTTTTCTTCTTAAGGAGGTCGTCCATCATCTGGTTGTAGCGATTGATCTCGTCGATGAATTGATCATCAATGATCTGGCGCGGTCCAACCATCCCGAAGCTGCCAAACTCTTGCGACGCTTGAGCGGGGTTTTCTTTAATTGATTTCAGCGTGTCTGGGAACGATAGCTCATAAGGCATGGGGAATTTGGTCTGTCCGAAGGTGTGACCGGGAATGTCCCGCTCATACGTCGTGTGCCCCGATAGCGGAAGACTAGAAACATTTGGGTCGATCCTTACTAACGCTCTTCCTGTTGCGCCTGTTTCTAAGTTGCGCAATTTTGGATCAAGCGTGGCATGCACTACGTCTAAGCCATTGGGCATGCCAAATGCATTAGTAATAGTTGGCATGGTTGCGGTGTTATAGAAAACTTGACGCAGATCTGGATGCGCCGCAAGTTGCAGGAAGGCTTCTTCTGGATTCTCAATTCCTGCCCAATTAGGGAACCTACCGTAATTTGGGTCGCCATTTTTAATAAGTTGATTGAATCCTTTCAGCGCCTTCTTCGTCATAAGCTCAGGATGCATTGCCTGCAGGAGTGCATCGCTGACGTGAACGGCGTACGCATGAGAATTGTTGCCCATCTTGACATACTCTGCAAACGACGGCACGTTGCCATATTGCCGTGATGCATTCCTCGACAGGTTTGACACCGTGGTCGCGGGGATTGGCCCAGACGCCCACGCCGCAGGGCTATTGACCCCATACATTGAACCACCCTCTTGCGGTGATGGCTCCCTCAACACGTTGTTGTCAACAGCATAAATCGTCTTGTCCGTCAGAGTTGGGTCGCCTTTGATCCCAACCTTCACCTCGCCTCGCAAATCCTTGTAATCAACGACTGGCGGTTCCTCAAGAGGTCTAGTATCGCGGATATCATGTACGAGCCCTTGCTCACGTTTCCACTGCTTGTGAGATAAGCCCATGACGCCTTGCGTTCCACTTGGATTGCGCACGAACTCACCACGCACTTGCGGCGCCATGCGTTGCGCAATTGCCATGATCTCTTCATCTGTCTTGATTGGGGCGCGTGGCAAGGGGGCGGGGTTTGCCTTAGCAGCCTTTTCCGCAGCCTTCTTTGCCTTCTCAAGCGCCAATGCCGCGTCAGTGACGGCGCCTGCCTTGCCCATATGTATGATGCCACCGCCCGCCATGCGCTGCGGTTGGTTCATCAGCGCCAAGTTAGCCAGATCCATGTCGAGCATCTTAAATGCTTGGGGGTCAGTGATTGTGTTCTTGATCGCCTCCTCGGGGGCGGAGTCAACCATGCCGCCTTGGGCTTTGCGGATTTGCTTCGCCGCCTTCTCAGCCTCGATCAATTGCTTCGCACGCTCAAAGGCGGTCAGCACAGGTGATAAGGCTTTAGAGGTTTTAGACATTGGCGTCACGCTGCATAAGGGTTGACTCGCTTGATGCGAGAGTCGTCGACGTAATCGTCATCATCATAATGCGGATCTGGGTCAATGTCTAGGAAGCCTACGTCTCTCAGGTACCGCAGCGCCTGCGACATCGAGTCGACGTAGTCGTCGTGGTTAGTCTCAGGGAACGAACAGACCTGCTGCACGAAGGGCTCAGCCCAGTCTCTGACGTAGCCTTTGCGCTTCGTCGACTCAGGGACGTAGACGCGTCCTGCGGCAATGATGTTGCTAATTAGGTGCACCCTCTGGACTTTGTCGAGCTTGCCGGGGTTGTAGCCCCGCACCTGAACGTGCGCCCGCCCCAGATCCTGTATCAGCGACTGACCTGACGCCTTCTCTTCTATAAGCACTAAGTCGACCCGCTTGCCCGGCTCCCCGTAGACTGCCGTGTAGTCCTCCAGCAGCTTTGGCTTAAGGTCAGGGTACGCTAAGTGCTCCGACCAACAGTCGATCAGCATCGCGCACAGCGGTCGGTCAAGCGGCTTGAATATCCCCCAGACCGAACACGCGGTGGGATCGCCTGTCGTGCGCTCGGTGTACGCCGTATCGTATGACTGCAGGATGTACTCGAACTCGGGGAACGCCCGCTCGGCAGGCCAGAGGCGGAGCCAGTCCCTGACAATGATGCCGCTCTCCTCTGGATCGATGATCTCGGCGTAGATCTCCTGCCGTCCTATCTTGGTGCCCTCGTAGCTCAAGATCTGCGCTTTGAAGCTCGGTGCGAGGTTGTCTATATTAGAGTAGGTCGAAGCAGTTGTAACGCAGACGTCTTCGCCATCGCGCTCAATCAGCTCGAGGATCAACTCCTTTGGCTTAGGCGTTGTAGTAGCCAAGATCATCGTCTTGTTACCCAGACGCACGCCGAACTGGATCATGTCCCACGCCTCTCTCAGGTAGTCCCACGCGGCTAACTCATCGAGCCAAGCGCCATGATACTGACCACCGCGGAATCGTTCTGGTTCTGACGCGGGGATCCCCTTGATCAACGAGCCATTGATCAGCTTGATCTCGTGGTAGCTCTTGTTATAGTCCGCCACGAGCTCAGGAGGGATCACGCTGATCAGACCAGAGTCACCCTCAAAGCAGGTAGCCCTGACATCCGAGCTCGTGGGGGCGGAGACCAACCACCTACTATTAGGCATCTGCCACGCCCACCATCCGATCTGTTCAGACGCTACCCTTGTCTTGCCTGCCCCCCTGCCTGCTAATAGAAGGTGGATGTTGTACCAGTCCCCAGAAGGTGTGATCTGATGGGGGTGAGCAGTCGACAGCCACTTCAGGCGCCAATTGAATGCAATTCGATTAACCTCAGGAGCGCTTAGGTACGTCTTGCGGAACTCGTCGCTCTTGAACAGCTCAAGCGAGTCCGCCAAAGTGTTCTCGGAGAACACTTCACTCTTCATTCTTTACCTGCAGCTTGCGCTCCAGATTTAGCAGGGCTGCGTCGAGTACGCTCACCGTTGACTCGGTCTGGATGGGGTTCTCCTTGTCGCCAGACAGGATTGTCTTGTCGCCATAACGCTTAGGGTTCCACTTTGCCAGCAGCTTGAGTCGATACTCCACGCGATTCCTTTGCCACTGAACATACGCTGAGTCCATCCTTCCGCCGTCAATTCTCTCGGGGATTGTGTCCAGTATTGCGATGGCGTCCTCAGCAATTGCGTCGGTGCCAAGTTCTCTTGATCGTGCGAAGCGTAAAGAAAGTTCGTTGTCTGCGCACAGCCAATTGTAGAAGGTCACCCAACTCGGCTTATCTTCCTCCCTGCATATCTCTCGCAGCGGCGTACCGTTCGCTACCCTTTCGCATATTTCAGCGACGAGCTCTTCTGTGTACTTTGTCGGTCGTCCCATTTTCTTTGCCATAGCTTTCTCTCAAAGCGTTGTGATGTGGCGATTGTACTGAAAATTGTTTCAGGCTGACATTTTTTAAGCCCATAGCTCTGCCAAGGGTGAGACAGCGCTCTCAGGAAGCCTGTCAGTACCTTGATCCAGATCCACCTCGATGGGCGATCCCAATCCTACACTGAGTTAATGTTTATCTGCGTGCGTCTGTATCACCGTTACCGCACACATTGTGGAGTCGCCATTTAACGCTCCGAGGCTGATCAGTGAGGGGTGTCACCTGCCTATGTTTCCTACCGCGCAGCCCATCTAGGCTCTTGCTATCGTGCGGTGTACGGGAGGTACAAAAGAAAAGCCGTTTTAGTCTGCGCCCCGGTGGAAGGAACCCTTTGTGGGGGTGCGCCCCTGTGACAGGGCGAGACGCATACTAAAACGGCTTTATTCGTCAGGCTTCCACCCCTGACTACATACTGCATATTTTACTCTCACTACAAGTTCTGTCAAGCATCTTAATTCTCGAATGCTCGCCAAAATATTACTGGCGTGGCTTCACCGCAGTAGGCGCCTTCAACCTTAAAGTCAATCCAATCCATGGCCTCATCTTCTGTCATGCCTTGTTTGACGAAGATCTCGACCATCTTATCGCCGTTGTAAACGTAACGCAGCACTTTGGTGCCGTCAGTCATCCATACATCACTGGTGCCAGCTATAGCGTCGTCTAATCCGTCGAATGTTATCATCATCACCTCGTATTATACGAGTTAACGGCAACCCGTATTTATTGTTAGTCCTCGTCTTTCCGAGGTGTCCATTGGTTCACGCAGTAAGGTTCCCGCGCACCAACTGGCATGGTTAAAGGGTAAAAAACCTAAACCCCCGCGCCGCCCACTCATGCCTAACGTCGACGCTATTAGTTGATAGCACTATCAACACGGCTAGGCGCTACCTTTTCGCATTGATCCGTGGGTAGCCATGTCATACCCCTTTGGACTCAGATCAATGCTGCTCGTCAGCCAGTAACGCCTATGCGTGTTGACTCTGTCTTTCCAGAGCGTCAGCCCCTAAAGCTAGGGCGGTAGGTCGGTGACCCTTACGAAAGTCCGACCCAGCTTGCTAAAGGCTCAACAACAAAATCATCATAACAAAACAAACGACCAACGCAATAGCGCCAAAAACCTCTGACCAAAATGTGTACTTCATACGAGCTCCGCAATTTCGTGTTCGATGTCTGAAATGATCTGAGCGGTCAACTTTTGAGTAAGCCAAGGCGCTGCGTAACCGCGGCGGTCAAGCACCTCAAATTCGCACTCGAAGTGGTCTTGCGCATCCCAGTCACTCGGAGCGCTACGACCTTGCCCCCTGTGCCACTTGGCGCCTGTTACGTCGATTATGCAGGGAATGCCTGCGACGCGTGATTTAAATTGCATGATGGTGTCCTTAGTAACGGGGAAATAACGGGGAAGAAGCGGGGAAACTTCCCCGCCCTTGTCCTACCAACCAAACTTCTCGGCGCAGATGGGGCCAATCCCCCGATCGATCGACTCGCCGTTGGTGAGCTCGCGAGCACAGATCGCGCACTGACCGAAGCGGCGACCGTAGGCGACCGCTGCAGCCTCTGGATCAGCAGCCGCGGCTAAGATACTGCCCGCGGTCTGATCGTCGCACTCACGCGATTTAAAGAGCTTGCCGCCTGCAATCTTGCCGAGGTAAGTGTCACCAGCCTTGACGTAGATGGCGCCTGCGTTGTTGCCAGTTGCTGGAGCTGGCGAGAATTTAAAGTCAGCCAAGCGTAACTTGGGGCGCTTGATGCCTTTAGCCATAGCGTTAGCGAACGACACCTCAATCTTGGTGATGTCGACTTGTGGAGCTGCCTCAACGCGAGCTGCACGCTCTACGTTGCGCTCAGCATCCTTGGCGACGCACTTCTGAACCGCTGCGAGCTGCTTCTCTGTCAGCGAACCGAACTTGACCACGGCTTCGATCATTGACTTGGCAAACTCAAAGCGTGGGGCTGTCTTAACCATCCATTCAAACTCGACTGCGTACTCAGCGGCAAAGGCTTCGATCGTGGCGGTGGCTTGGCGCTCTTTGCGCACGGCAGTTGATTTGCGAGCATTGTCGCGGTACTGAGGAGAGGTCTTGAACTCGTGAAAGCCTGCGCCCTTGCAGGAGAAGCATTCGCCAAGCACGCGACCAGTGT